TTGCAAACAGTATTGATGGGGAGAAAAAATTATTAGCACAAAAAATCCGCGATGAAGTCGCCACACAGTTTCAGGCACACTTGCTGGATGAGCAGGGAATGGCAGTTGTTGAAGCTGGGTTGCGTGAGCGTACGTGGATGGCACCAGGAACAAGAAAGGGAACAGCAATGGGTGAGATATTTAAATCTATGCTGCAATTCAAGTCGTTCTCAGCAGCATTTCTCATGCGTCATGGTAGCCGAACAATGGCGCAGCAAGGCATGCAAGGAAAGGCTGCTTATGCAATTCCATTGGTAGCTATGACAACCATTTTAGGTGGCTTAGTGGTACAGCTTAAAGAATTGGCCAACGGTAATGATCCGGCTACGATGTGGGATAGTGACGATCCGGACAAGACGATTGACTTCATGAAGCGTTCATTTGTTGCTGGAGGTGGTTTGCCAGTACTAGGTGATATTTTAGTTGCAGGAACTGATACCAGTGGGCGTGATGCTGGTGATTTTATTGCAGGCCCATTTGGATCAGATTTTAAATCTTTACTATCGCTGACGGTTGGGAATGCAACACAGCTATCAGACGGCACAGACACCAATGCAGGCAATGAAACCTTTAAATTTCTGAAAGGTAAGATTCCAGCACAAAACTTGTGGTATACCAAAGCCGCAACTAATCGTATGATTTTTGATGAAATGCAGGATATTATTGCACCGGGATACCGTGAAAAATTATTGCGTAAAGCGGAACGTCAGCACAACCGGACGCGCTTCTGGGGTGATGATGTGGGAGATATTCAAATGCCAGATTTTGAGAGGGTTGTAGAATGAAAATAATTAGTATTGGATTGGTCTTATTACTTGCTGGATGTGCGACTTTAAACAATGGCCCAGTGAATAAAATTCAAATAATTTCATCAAATAGCGAATTGATCAACGGCTGTAAAAAATTAGGCCCAATTCATGTTGATATTCAGTCTTTAAATTTCAATAAGATGGCAAATGATGAATTGATAAAGCAAGCATCCAATTATGGCGCTGACACTATTGCTGTCATTAACCGCCAAAATCTAGCATTAGGCCATGTGATTATTGATGCCACAGCATTGAAGTGCTACCCATAGCGGACACCCAACAAACCACAATTTATCCCCTTGTATATATGGCTTATATACGGGGGATTTTTTATGTCAGACGAAAAGAAGTTGCGGTTTTTAAAACCTGAAACAGTAGAGAAATTAAAACTCTGTATGGAAATGGCGGGATCAGATGCGGTTGATCTGATGACTGAAGCTTATGGTCAAGATGTTTTCGACAAGGAAGGTCGTGGCGATAAGGTCTGGCTATACAAAGGCGCAAAGGAAGCGCTGACCTGCATGGAGAAACTAAACCGAGTCTTGCTTGATGATGAATTGTCAGCTGGCGATGGAAGTGATCGAAAGGTATCACCAGAAGCACAGGCTGCGAAATTACTTGAAGCTGTAGCCAGTAAACTAGAAGCACGCAAACAGCGTCCGAGTTAATACATGGTCAAGGTCGGCTTTGCTGCTTTCTTTCTGATTTATGCGGAAGCTATGAATTGGGAAGTACCAGATTTTCATTTAGACGTCTGTGACTTTTTGGAGGATTACGGCTCGCTTGGTTTATTGATGATGCCACGTGGTCACGGTAAATCAACCATCCTTGATATTTATAATGCATGGAAGCTGTATTGCAACAATGAGCATCTGATTTTACACCAAGCAGCAACAGACAAGGATGCAGCGAAAGCCAGTCGAGGCACAGAACAGGTTGTTGAGAAGCATCCGCTTTGCCAATTGTTCGGTGTGCATAAAGCACGTGGTGAATTGCAAAAATGGTGGATTAGCGGCTCAAGTGATGTACGTCACGGCTCAATCCATGCCCGAGGTGTACTGTCAAACGTAACAGGTGCACGTGCAAATGAAATCCAAAATGATGACGTTGAGATGCCATCAAACATTGGCACACCAGAAGCGCGTGAGAAATTGCGTTATCGCCTATCTGAACAGACTCACATTCTTATACCAGGTGGACAAAAGCTATTTGTCGGCACACCGCATACGCACGATTCCCTATACACGCAGATTCAAAAACTAGGAGCGAAATGCATGATTCTTCGCATGTTTGAAAAAGAAAAACGATTTGAAAATGTCGTTGAGTGCATCGTTGACTTCGAGCCTGTATATGTCTTTAGCGGTATTAGCAGCACAGCCAGACTATTAAAAGAAAAAGAAGATTATCTGGTTAGATCAAATGGTAATACATGGACGATCATTTTCACTGAAAGCCATTACCTGATCGATATATATAATGAATCGCTGTGGCCTGAACGCTTCACGCCAAGCGAAATGGATAAGCGTCGCAAGGAATGTCGAACCCTGAATGAATGGGATTCACAGTACCAAATGCACGCCAAGCCGATTGGCGAGGTTCGACTTGATCCAGACAAGATGATTCCTTACGACTGTGAGCCTGAATTAAAACGCGCAAATGGCAAATACATCATGATGCTGGGTGATCGTCAAATTGTTGGCATTACTATGCGCTGGGACCCGTCATCTGGAAAGCTTAAATCTGATATTTCGTCCGTAGCTTTGGTACTGCATGATGACTTTGGCGTGAAGTATTGGCATAGATCCGTTGCTCTTACTGGTGAGGTTGTTACCCATGATGCACATGGCAAAATCACGGGCGGGCAAGTCTGGCAGTTATGCGATCTGATCGATCAATTTAATGTGCCAAGCGTAACCATTGAAACCAATGGCATTGGTAACTTCGCACCTGCGGCATTAAAAGGCGCATTAAAAGCACGCCATATCCGTTGTGGTGTAAAAGAAGAACATAGTGTAGGGAATAAAAATAAACGCATTCTTGAAGCGCTTGAAGGCCCTTTAATGTCTGGTCTACTTTGGGTTCATACATCAGTCATTGATACACCAGAAGAAGGTGAGAACAGCTCAAGACAATATAAAAATATGCGCATGTTTAACCCAGCAATCACTGAACAGCCAGACGATGATCTGGACTCATTAGCTGGTGCAGTCACTGATTCACCAGAACGCATTGGCAAAATACACAGACAAAACGAAGTTCATGAAGGCGTTAATTGGAGAACAAACGGTGGCGTAATTGAAGCCGCCTTAGATTTTGATTAAGGGGTTCACTATGGCTGTACCTGAGCAAACACCGTACAAAGAGTATATTGGCAACGGTGTAACAACGAATTTTGCACTAGGGTTCACATGCGATTTAAAGCAGGAATTAAAAGTTTTCATTAATGATATTGAGCCAGAGTTAAGCACTTGGTCGCTGACTGGTGGTAGCGTTTCGTTCACTACTGCGCCCACACTCGGTTCAAAAATTGCTTTTAAGCGTGCGACCAAGCTTGAGCGCACCACAAACTATTTGTCTAGCAATAATTCATTCCGACCTGAAGCGATAAATAAAGACTTTGATCGTATCTGGTATGCCATTCAAGAGCAGAATTATAAGGTTAATCAGTACGATTTCGATTACAACTTTGTTCTGAATCAAGTTCGCCCAATCAATACTGGTGGAACAGGTGCTGACAATCCAGTTAGTGCCAGAAATAACCTGGATGTTTATAGCAAAGGCCAAGTTGATGCATTAGTAGCAACAGGCGGGCAGGCTAATATTATATCGATAGGAGGTGGTGGTACAGGTGCAACAACAGCAGGAGATGCTAGAACAAATCTAAGCGTTCCATCTGTTATGGAAATGAATACAGCAATTACGGAAGCAACACCTGCTGCATCAGAAACAGTAGCTGGGGTTGTAAGGTTGACTAATAACTTAACCTCAACTGATACCGACAAAGCTCTTACTGCTGCTCAAGGTAAGGTGCTGAAAGATACTTTAGATACGGCAGTATCCTCATCTTTTGGCATAGGTCAAACATGGCAAAATGTGTTAGACAGTCGTTTTGCAGGAGTAACATACACAAATACCACCCCTAAGACGATAACCGTTTTTATTTCCATTCTGTACACTGCGGATGGTTACTTCTACGTTAATAACGAAGTCTTCTGTAACTACAGACAAGGGGCTTCAGAGCGTACAATTATATGTCTCCCAATACCACCAAACAGCAACTATATGATACAACACACCCCCGAGACGTGGCGGGAGATGAGATAATGCAAAAATATATAAAAAACGATTTAACTGAGATTCGTTATTTTGAAGATGATATAAGTGTGAGCGATTGGATTAACTTAAATGAATATCATTTAATGTTAGAAGACGAAATTGACAAACACGAAAACCCTGAGAAATACCTTAGCGATGTTGAAAAAGCACAATTGAATCGTGAACGTATGCTACGTCTAACCCCTATCGAATTTGATATTAAATTAGTAGATGCAGGGTTGTACGATCAAGTACAAGAGTTAATTCAATCAGATATTAAGTTAAGAATTGCTTATACTCGTGCAACATTCTTTAGTCGTACTGACCCTTTCGTTGACCAAGCACGTATTGCTTTAGGGCTTACCGATGAACAAGTTGATGCTATGTGGACAAGCTAGACCCACTTAATACTCAAATAATCCACAGCAACCCTGACCTTTAATGAGATCAGGGTTTTTTATTACCAAAATTTAGGGGGTCTCATGCAAGACCATGAGAAGAATTTACTTTTACTGATTGCAATTGGGGCGGCTATCGGCTTTGCCAAACTGCTTGTTTCAGATGAAAAGCTGACATGGCGATTAACAATAGGGCGCACCATTTTAGGCGCAGCAACTTCAACTATAGCGGGAGCGATTATTTTGCAAATTCCTGACATTAATCCACTAGCCTTGATTTCTCTAGCGTCAGCACTTGGGATTATGGGGAGTACGTTTATTGAGAATTGGCTTAAAACACAATCTATGAAATGGGGTGGGAAATGAGTTATATAAAAGACAATCCGGTGAAATACTTATCTGTGAAACTACCAGTTTTGGGCGCTTTCATTCTTGGCGTTATTCCAGTGATTCTACAGCAGGGCATTGATACGCAAATCATCCCGCCACAATACCACGCCATGCTTTTAACCGTAATACTGCCCGCATTGGCATTGTTCGGCAAAAAGAAATACCAACCTGAATTACATCCCGAACCGACTATTTTAGGCTTTGCAAAACTGCCAGTGGATTCAATCACTTTTGATGAAGCATTTCGCCGCCTGATCGGGCATGAGGGTGGCTATAGTACAGATCGGCGTGATCCTGGCAACTGGACTGGCGGCAAGGTTGGAGTAGGCGTATTAAAAGGCACTAAGTACGGCATTGCTGCAAATACCTACCCCAATTTGGACATTAAAAATCTTACGATTGCTCAAGCCAAGGAAATCTACAAAAAAGACTGGTGGGATAAATTGGGCGGCAATGGTCTGCATTCTGCTATCACGTTTCAGTTATGGGATTTCGCAATTAATGCAGGAAAGAAGCGGGCAGTAATGGAGTTGCAACAGGCGGTAGGTGTAACTGCGGATGGAGTTATTGGTCCTAAAACCATGGAGGCTGTAAACGCTCAAGACCTAAATGACGTGATTCTAACTTTGACTGCTGAGCGATTAAGGTTTTATACATCACTTTCAACATGGTCCACATACGGCAAAGGTTGGACGAATCGTGTAGCGGATAACTTAAAATATGCTGCTCAAGATAATTAGCCTAATGCTGTGCTTCCTTCTATCAGGTTGCACAGCGCATTCGATTTCGACAAAGGTACATGTCACTGTTTGTATTCAGTGTGTGAATTAAAAAAGCCCTCATTTGAGGGCTTATTCCTTCCACCCATCCACAATGTCAGCCCAGTCTTGCATCATTTTTCTACGGTCATTTAAATATTTTGCATGATTGTATGATGCACGTGTCTTATTCTCGTCGGCATGAGCAAGTTGTGATTCAATCCATTTTTCCTCATAACCCATTTCGTTTAACAGAGTTGATGCAGTAGCTCGGAAATCATGTGCTGTAACATCCTTAAGACCTAAATTCTCAAGCATACGATTTAATGTCATTTGATTTAACATTCCATCGTTTTTATATACCGCAGGGAATACAAACTGTTTATTGCCTGAATTGGCATGCTGAATTTTTAGAATGTTATAGACCTGATCAGACATTGGTAAAATATGAGCACGGCTTTTCTTCATTGCGGTTTTAGGGAAGTTCACCACACGTTCGTCGAAGTCGACCCATGACCATTCCATTCTTCTAATTTCGATCGTTCTAAGCATTGTATATAGCAACATAAAACCAGCATTCTTAACTGTCTCCGCACCACCATAATTTTCTAATCTTGTGCGTACCTGAGCGCGTTCTTCTTTACTCAGGGATTTAGCATGGGTAACTTCAGGACGGGCCACAACATCACGGACAGCATAAGTGGGATCATTTTCAGCTCTTAGTGTTGCAATTGCATAGCGCATTACAGCACCAATGAATTTCCTGTTTTGAATAGCCGTTACTTCGCCAGTGCCGCGGTTCTTTTGAGAGCGCACACGTTTCATTGTGTTTTTAATAATTGTGAGCACATCAGCAGACGTGATGTTTCTAACATCCTTATTGCCAATGATGGGCAAAATATCTTTTTCTAAAGAAACCTGAAATTGTTCTGCATACCTTTCCGATTTTGTCTTTAAGCGTTCTTTTGCATATTCTTGTGCAATGGCTTTGAAGGTGTTTGTGAGCTTATCATCTATAGCTTGCTTGGCCTGTCTACGATCTTCTACTGGGTGAATGCCTTTCGCAAGTTTAGCCCTCATTTCTTCACGCAATAAACGTGCATCAGCTAGACCGATAATAGGGTATTCACCAAGGCTCATAGATGACTCTTTGCCATTGAACACAAACTTAAAACGCCACACTTTTACACCAGTTGGGCGCACCTCAATATAAAGTCTGTCTGCATCTAAAATTCGATAAACTTTATCTTGTGGCTTTAGTGTTTTTATTTTTGCATCTGTCAGTTTTATTGTGACCATAACGGGTAACGGGCGGGTAAGGTTTGTATTACCCGTGATCTTACCCGTTTTTCGTGCGGATTATAAAGAACTATGGAGAACTAATAGGGACTTATTTTAGTTTTAATCATTGAGTCATAAAGGCTTTGGGAACTATAAAGAATTAACAGGAATTTTTATCTTTCTTTTCGATCATGAGAAGCATATCAAGCGTATCCCTTAGAAATTTAAACATTTATTTTGTTTGATGGGTTTGATTACCCGTATCGTTACCCGTTTTTAATAAAGCACCTATGCTGGCACAAAATAAAAAGCCTGCTAGGTGTAGGCTATATTATCAGATTCTTGCTTGTATTTTTCGACTTCTTTCTTCACTTGCGACTCATGCCAAAAAACATCTTTTTCACTTAGTTTTATTGGCTTTGGAAGTTCGCCACGTTTCAGCATTCTATAGAACTTAGTACGACCAACAGAAAGTAAATTCATAAACTCTGATGCTCGTACTCGCTTATCAATATTCATGACACCTCTCCTAAACTCTCCACCACACCAATCGGCAGCTCCACATCAACACTGGCTTCTTCATTTCGCATCCAAAAATCAACAGCGATATGATAAAGCGCAGATACTTGCTCAGCTGTAAATGTTTTGACTGTGCCAGTCTGACTGATTACATGCGGAGCCAAGTCCTCAGCAAAGTCTTTTGCGATTTCTAGAATTTCAGTCATTGGTTGGCTCCATCTCCAAGTGCAACATGCCAATACATGCGCACCAAGTCGTCCACTGGTGGTTAATGCTCTCAACACCATCTCCAGTGTATAGCTTTTTATCTTCATCAAAGCCAAACAGTTTTGCTTTTGGGTGCATCCCTTCAAAATCACCACGTCTTAGGTCAATTTGAATATCCATCACGCAACCTCACCAAAAGGATCATATTTCTTAAATTCTTCATACAAGCGCACGGCAATCTTATTTAGCTTTCCGTTCGCCATAATGACCACACCACGAGGAAAGTTCTTATTCACCACCTCACAATAAAAATGCGTGTCACCTGAGCTATGACGCACACCCCGATAGCCAATGCGGACAAGCCAGATAATAAAGGCTTCGCTCATAAGGGGGTGGACGCGAGTTAATTTTTTCATGCAGCCACCTTTACCTTGCTACGTTCAGCAAAAAGCTTTGCGTAATATTCCTGACAGTGCGGAACCTTGTCTTTAATCTTCTGAATGATTGCTTCGTCACGCTCGATAACTACGGTTGTTTTGCGCTCTCGAATATCAATCTTTTCTACCAGGTGAACCAGTTGATCTATGTCATCCCATCCATTCAACAATTCAGGTGGGCAAGGGAATAGCCAAAAATCAATATTCGCTACATCGCAGTCATACAGCCACATATATGCTTGCATCTGTACGTCATAGCCAGCCTTTTTGACTTTCTCCATTGCTTCATCTGCAAAGAATGGATGTGTGCCAATATCCCAAGTGCATTTGGTATCAATAATCAGCTTATTCTTGAGATCAAGAACGTCACACTCGCCAGTGACTAACTCATTTTCAACACGGCCAACGTGCTTTTGATAATTGCGTAGACGCATCTTTCCAGACATCTCAATTGCCAAATCTTCGAGCAAATTGCCTTTTTGCGTGTACTGATTGCCAGTGAATGAGCGAAAGCCGTATAAGTCCTCTTTCACGATGTCACGGATTGCAGACTTTGCCGTGTCGCTGATGACAGCCGCTTTAGAGCGACCATCACCAATAAGTTTATGTAGGGATGAACAGCGGAATAGTTTCATCACTGAGCCTCCACCGCAACACGCTGCGCATCTGTTAGCGTGTAACCATTTAAGATATAAGCCTTATCAATCGCACCAGCATTGAGTTGTTCAAGTGCTGCATCAAACTCATCATCATTCAGCGTGAGTTTTGGAGGCTCTAAATCTGCAACCGATTCGCTATGATCGATGTAATCAAAATCATTAGTTTCCACATCACGAACAATGGCTTGATCCGCAAGCTGTGCAGTCTGCATTTCAATTGAAAGCGGCGCTTGCTTCGATAAAAGCAGCTTTAAAACGGTTTTAAGCGCCATGGCTTCAAACTGATCTTTCCACACACCAAAGCCTTTTTTGGCTGTTTGGCTGTACTTGTTGGCGTGCTTCATTACTTCCTCTTTACTCATGTAAAGTTCAGCGGTGAAGCCATTAATCAGTTTGAAAAACGCCACATATCCAATCGGGTTGCCACTTGGTTTAACCGACCAATCAAACTCATAGCCGAGCAATGGGTTTGCAGATAACAATTGACCCTCATAAACAGGTGTTGCAGCAATACGGCTGAACTGACCTGAGCGTTGAGCCAATTGAATGAATCCCTTATACCCAAGCTGAAATTGAGCTTCGATAGTGTTTGTCTTGTTGTTCTTAAAAGGAACAATGTAAGCAAAGCCAAGGTTGTTATTGATTGGCAAGTTCAATGTCGCAGCCATGCAAGCAGCGCTAAATACGGTCTGTGGATCTGCATTAACTAGCATTGAATTGCTGTTCACGATCTGCAAAACAGAAGTTGCAAAAGCAGGGGCATTTTTACCAACAAGCTCTTTTAATTTTTCCTGAACTACAGGACGATCAAAGAAAGCTTTGGTTGTATGTTGTACTGGTGCATTCATATTCTTATCCTTGTGCCATTTCAAATTTTTCAACCGCATCCGCTTCAAGCCATTCATTCAACTCATAGACCTGAGATTCAGTTAGAATGAAATGCAAGCCTGCTGGTGTTTCTTCAAAGTCAGACCGAGTGACCAAAGCTAAAGTTTTGTTATCCACTTCAAGCTTGGTGTAATCCACATCACGTCCAAATTCAGGGTGAAATTGCTGTTCCACATATATTGAATCCGTCAATTCAACCGCTTTGATTTCACAGTCAATGGACTCATTACCAACCACGAAAGAAAACTGCACATTGTCCGCATCAACCTCGATGCCTGACTTTTTGATTGAAAGCATCGGAAAGCAAGGTGCGAACAATTCAGGTTTGGTTTGAGTGTTCATCATTTAGCCCCAGCAATCGCAGCATTAATCTTTTCAATCTCATAACGATCAACGTACGCATTAACCGCTTCCTCATGACGCACGACATTGAGAATGTCTAGGAACTCTACCGAGCCACCATCTAACGCATACTCGACATAGATGCTGTAATCATTAGCTTTGACGGTAGCAACACAGGTTTCATGGCAAGTACGTTTAAGCACTTCATATTGCTGTGCAGCGATGTTGACTTGTGGTTCTTCTAGCTCAATAGAAGTCTTAGCAGGCTGGAATGCGTAAGCTACTGCTATCCCCGCGCTAATAGATGCTGCAATTAATGCAGACTTGAGAATATTGGATTTAGTTGTCATAATGACCTCGTTGTGTTGAAGCCCTTTGGATGTCGTAGTCGGAAGGGCTTTTTTGTGTTTACGAGATCAATAGTAAAATAGATTTAACAAGTTGTAAAGGGATTGAGTAAAATATATTTAACATATTTGGCGCGCTGAAATTCTTATTTTTCTACAGGCAATAAAAAGCCCACCAATAAGGCGGGCTAGTATTTAGAACTTTGCATTAGATTTTTCTGTACAAACCAACAACCTTTCCAACCAGACGGCAATCTTCTGTCAGTTTGATTATCTGCTCATCCCACTTCGGATTTAATGGCTTCAGGTACTTGGTTGTACCTTCAATAATGAGCTGCTTAAAGGTGGCCTCATTGTCTCCAGTGCAAGAAACAATAACCAGGTCCCCCGTTTTTAAGTCACTAACTTGGAAGTCTGGGTTTACATAAATACGATCTTCAGGCTCAAACTTTGGAGACATAGAGATACCAGTCACCACTAGTCCATAGCCATTTTTTCCACACTCCTTGATTGGTGGCAGGTATTCATCAACCTCAGCACCCTTTAGGACTGTTGCTATCGGGCCGAATGATCCAGCGGCCACCCATGAGATGACTGGAATAGGGCGGCCATCAAAAGGTATTTTCTGGGAAATATCCACATTGTTATCAAGTCGAACCTGAGATTCTTTTCCCGACATAAGCCAGTTCGGGTCTACCTTGAGTGCGTTAGCTAGATTTGTAAGATTTTCGCCAGTTGGTGCTGATTTACCCTCTATCCAATTCCCTATGGTTGGGCGTGATACGCCAATCATGCGAGCGAGCTTTGCATTACTCACATCCATATCAAGCATTAATTTTGAAATTCTCTGACCAATACTCACAAGGTATTCCCTCATCTCAATGTAAAAACATTTTAACAAGTGCCGTTGTAAATGTATTTTACGTGTGGTAAATTATATTTAACATTTTGGTTAAGGGTTTTTTACTATGGATTTTTCTTCTGTAGCCTCTCTTAAAAAACATTTCAATGCCGATTCAGATCAGAAGTTAGCTGAAGCACTGGCGGAAATTGGAATTTTAAGAACTGGCGCACGACAAACAATTTATTTGTGGGGCGGCGTTGTTCCTCAACATGTTCAGGATGCTTTAGAGCTTCGCCAGTACCGTATGAATGACAAGCAAAGAACGAAAAAAGCGAGTTAAACATGGGAGTCGATGATTTGAAAGAAGCAATCGAAAAAGGATATTTGGGCGGGAAATACACCGTTCCAAAAACCATCAAATTTACACATGAAATGCTTGATGCAATCGCTATTGCTAGCGAAACCAATGAGCAAGATTTGTGTAACTGGGTGCGTGAGGTCATAGCGAAAGCTCTACTTGCTGAAGATGCTAAGTACGAGCGTATGGCAAGAGCGCGTAATCGGTCAAAGTGTACTTTGGGCACTTTGGTGCACCAAAAAGAAAGCCCAACCGCGGGAACGGTTGAGCCTAGCACTAATTAATCTTAGAGGAATAAATAGCATGAATATGTTAGCACAATTTGGAAACACTGAACAAAAAACTATGTCGAGTCGCGTTATTGCCAACTTGACAGAAAAGCGTCATGACCACGTTAAGCGTGATGTTGAAAACATGCTTGGGCAGCTTGGTTTAGATATCCCCAAATTTGGGGGCATCTATTTTGATGCTCAAAACCGCCAGCAAACCGAATATTTGTTAGACGAAGAACTAACAATGACTTTGGTCACTGGTTACAACATCGTTTTGCGTAATCGAGTTATTAAACGCTGGAAAGAGTTGGAGCTACAAGCAAGCCTACCATCCTACGCAATCGACGACCCAATCGAACGCGCCAAAAAATGGATTGAAGAAGAAAAGCAAAAACAGCTTGCCATTCAAGAACGCGACCATGCAATCGCCACTAAAGCTGAAATCGGTAGCCGTCGTGAAGCAACTGCAATGTCTACAGCGTCCAAGTACAAGCGTAAGGCTGAAAAACTAGAAGCACTAATGGATGAGTCACAAAGCTTCGCAACCCTTAAAAAGGTTCAATCTCTCACTGGTGGCACTTATGACACCTACGCGCTTCGCCGCTACAGCAAGGCACAAGGCTTAGAAATCCAAAAGGCCGAAGATGCCAACTATGGCAGCGTGAACTCATATCACAAAGACGCATGGTTAGCGGTTTACAACATCAACCTTTCATCAATCGGTGGTGCAGCATGAACAACATCACCCGCCAATTCGTTGACCAGTACGAGCGTGAACATCCGAATTTCACCTCGCGCTATTGCCCAGTTGCCGATCTGTATGACGCTGATCTGGATATGTTTCACATTGAAGAAGTACAGGATGAATACGAAGAATTTAAGGAGGCACAAAAAGCATGACCTCTCTTAATTTCCAAACAGTTGCATTGATTGACGCTATGAATGACAGACCGATTGCCTTTAATCGCCATTATGTGAGCTTAGGCTGCGGTATCAATGGCGCTCTTATGCTATCTCAAATGGTTTATTGGTCTAAGCGCACCAAAGACAAAAACGGCTATTTCTACAAAACCCAAGAGGAATGGGAGCAAGAAACAGGACTGACACGCAGAGAGCAAGAAACAGCTCGTAAGCGTCTACGTGAGCTTGGTTTTGTGTCTGAACACAAGCATGGCGTGCCTTGTAAAGTCCATTTCCGTGTTGAGCATGACAACCTCTATATGGCTTTGGTTCGCTTCTCACAAAACAGCCAATCCAGTATGGCGGAATCCGCCAAACTAGAATGTACGAATGCGCCAAACAGTGATGTCGGAATCAGCCAAACTAATACAAAGACTACTACAGAGATTACTACAGAGATTAGAAGAAGCACTGCTGAGCTGACTCAAATCTTAAAAGGTAAAAAACCTGTAGAGGCATTAATTGCAATTGGTCTTGAGAAAGATGTAGCTCAAAGATTCAATGAACACCGTAAAGCACTTAAAAAACCTTTAACCCTTGAGGGTCTGATTAAGCACTATCACGAAAGCTGCAATGCGGGGATTAGTACAAATGATGCAGCTCGAATTGTTTTAAGTGAATCATGGATTGGTTTTGCAAATCGCTATAACTGGAAACCTGTTTATGAATCACTAATTGGTGAATCTCAGCCTAAGCAGTCAACACCAGCACCTCAAAACCTTAAAACAGTAAAAGGAGCTTGGTAATGTCTGACATCCATAACATCGCAATCGAGCAATGTGTACTTGCTGCATTGATGACAGTTCAAAGCTCTTATGAAACTGTTGCAGGTGACTTAACTCAAGACTGCTTCTTCTCAACAAAGCATCAAGAGGTTTTTAAAGCCATTGCCGAATTGGCTGATGCTGGAAAGCCTTATGACGTTGTACTGGTTGAACAGAAACTAAATCAAAGCAAATCATTGGTTGATGCCACTGAGTATTTGATGACCCTTATGTCTGAAGCACCAGCGAGTTTTTATAACTTGGGTAGCTATGTGTCTGAACTCAACAAATTAAAAACACATCGCAAGGTTGAGGAGATCGGCAAGAAGATTTCCATGATTGCCCATGACTTAAATCTGGATGATGTTTTTTCAGAAGCGGAAGGTTTATTTAGCGGATCTGATAACCAAGATCAAAACCACTTAGGCGCAAGCTTTGAGGATTCAATCAACAGTGCTTTGCAGAAGATGATCGAAAAAGCCGAAGCAATGGCAGCAGGTAAACCAACTGGCGTGAGATTCAATCTACCCACTTTGGATAACCTCATCGGCACAGTACAAAAAGGCCATTTGTGTGTTGTTGGTGGCAGACCAGGATCGGGCAAGTCTACTTTGGCTCAAATGCTGGCACTAGATACTGCAATCAAAAACAAAGGTGTGCTGTTTGTATCGGCTGAGATGGACAAAGAGACTTTAGCCAATCGCATGATTAGCGCCTTGAGTCTGATCCCTTATGACGAATTACATAACGCTCGCATGTCGTCAGGTGTGCTGAATGACTTCACTAATGCGCAAGCTGCTTATGCAAAATTGCCAATCTGGATCGAGCCAAAGCAAAAGCCGACATTAAGCGAAGTTCGTACCTATGTACGCAAAGCAGAGCGCAGATTCAAGAAGATTGGGCTTGGCTGCATCGTTATTGACTACTTGCAACTTCTTCGCAATCCGAGCCAAAGAGACCGCATTCAGGAGGTGGCATCCATTAGCCGTGAACTCAAATCAATGGCAAAGGAATTTGAATGCCCAGTGATTGCATTAGTGCAGTTGAATCGTGATGCAGACAAAGGTTCACGCCCAAAGAGTTCAGACATTAAAGAATCGGGGCAGATCGAACAGGATGCAGACCAGATCGTTTTATTACACCCAAAGCTTCAATCAGAGGATTTAATGCCAACTGGTGTGACTGAGGTGTTAGTGACTAAAAACCGCCATGGCAAGAAAGGAATTGTGTTGGTTCAAGATCAATTGGATGTATGCCGTTTTGCAGCGGTACAAGTTGAAGAAGTAGGGGGTGGGGTGTGAGTAATTATCTAGAAATGAATCTTGAGCAACTTCAAAAAGAACATGCTGAGTTGCTTGCCTTCAATGAAAAGCTAGACCGCGAGCGTAATAAATACCGCAAAGATGCCCTGAAGTACGCCAAGAAAGTGCAAATGATTGAAAGGTTATTTGTTGTGCCGAGTGATGACCATGAATTAACACTTAAGGCCATTAAGACGATTGTGGAACAGGTTGGTGAATCATGAAAGACCAAAACGACAATAAAACTCAAGACTGGCTAGAAGTGACCATGCCGCTTGAAGTTGCACAGGCAGCACTAGCTGCAATGAACAAAGTGTTCCTGGATTGGGATGTGTTGAATGAGAAGCCGCCAGAGTTTTTAAAGCACATGCAGGATTTGACGTATTACGTGGAGCAAGTAGGGGGTGGGGTGTGAAGAATAAAACTGAAGCAAATCAAATTGCAGTTTTTGAGCGCGTCATTGCGGTTTTACAAGCCATTCAAACTACGCCAGTCGCTTCAACTTCTGCGCTAAGAGAACAAGTAATGCCTGATTTAAGTCAGAGAACCGCACAAAGGTACTTAAAAGGCTTGGAGCGTGCGGGATATGTGAGTCGGGTGCTAGATGCTGGGTGGCACAAAAGCGATGCACGTTATTTTTTGACAGAAAAAGCAAAACAACTATTTGGAGTACAGGGATGAAAAAGCGCAATAAGAAATATAACCCGAAACAAATTGTTAAACAGAAGGTTCATAAATTCCAGATGACTTGGGAAGTGAATGAAGCGAAACGCATTATTGAGATGCATCACTTACTTGGTGGTGTTGATCCGCAAGAGTCAACGCATACACCACTGGAAGTTTGGATGAATGCGCATAAGGGTGATTTAGCTTTGGCTCTAAAAACTCAGACCATCCCGCCTGAGCAAAGCTTTCATATCGTGAGCCGTATTCATGCTGTCAACAAAGAGACTGGTGAAGCGGTAGATGTTGATTTCCAGCTTGCCACTGCGACGACCATGCACCTATGGCAATTTTTAGGGGATGTGGATTCAGACATTTACGTTGAGGATGGTGGGTTTAAAAAGAAATGGCTTGGCTTTAATTCTGAACTTGAGAAGTATTTGGAAAGCATCGAAGGGGATTTTGAGGTGGTGACGAATCATTGTTGCTTAACTTGCTTCTCAACATTCTCAAGCTTTAGGCATGAAATGGAATTTAAAGCACGCAAGTTGATGCTTATGGGTCAAGGTTTGGGGGTGGCGGCATGACAGGATTTGCGGAATTAAAAGATCAGATCAATAAAACGACTGACTTGCAAGAAAAGGAATTGCTGCAACAGCAGTTTGAAGCGATGCATCGAGCAGCGGATGAGGAAAGCAAATTGCATGAAGATTTAATTCGCGGTGATTGGAGTGATTGGGATGCCAAATATCCGTTGGAGTGAAAAACAGCTAGAAGTCCACTTGAATAAGCATGAATTGCGCCGCGGTATCTCCGTAGTGCAATTTAAAAATCAAAATGATGCAAAGGTACATGAAGCAAATCAAAACGCCATAGACGCGAAAATAGAGCGAAATAGCGCAATGACTGGAAAAACAATTTTGGATTGTGAAATAGCGACTGTCCCGCCGAGTGTAAATCACTATTGGGTGGCGTCGGGAAAGCGTCGTTATTTGAGTGATAGAGCACGTGCTTTTCATGATGTGGTCGGCATGTTGGTGCCAAGAATCAAAACAACATCACGACTAAAACTGGATGTAACTTTTCATTTTCCAAATCGGTTAAGACGGGATATCGATAATTACTTGAAAGCAACGATTGATAGTTTGGTGAAGTGTGGGTTTTGCGTAGATGACGAGCAGTTTGATGAGCTGATAGTGCGCCGAGGTAATGTGGTTAAAGGTGGATTGCTCAAAATAAAAGTGTGGGAAATCTAATGATTATGGGGGTTGCTATGGGAAGTTCGATGGGGCTGCAACTGGTGGGCGGGGAGTGTGGGGATGGGGTTTATACGAACGACCCTCGCGCGCGCGCGCGTTTTATCAATCTACAAACTCAGAAGAAGGTCAAAGCGTTTAAATTAAAACTTCGCAACTACAAACGTCCAGACTTCAACCGCATGATTCTGGACTTAAACAAATGTGGCTGGACACACGAAAAGATTGCACACGTATTGCCAGTATCTGGCGCTTCTACAGTTTCAGAATGGGCACGTGGTGGTGTTCCAAACTACGACAACGGCCATGCATTCATCATGCTTTGGCAAACAGAGACAGGAATTGAGCGCTACCCACTGGAAGGTGAATGGATGACATATAAATACAAGATTGGACAGATGGATATTTTTGATGATGGTGGCCTGTGTGATCAGGTCATTGATGAATTGGATCGGGAGATAAAGGGGTGATCAACTACCGTTCGTCAGGAGATTAAAAATAATTATAAATAGTGCTTGACTGTGAGAACCTCACGATATATATTGAGCTTATCAAGACGAGATGGCTAGATCT